AGTTCATATCTGGTTTTAAAGTAGCTAAGAAATGATATTTATACCACATAATGTACCCAGTTTAAAAAATAGTAAAGTGGCTACTAGTAGAGGAGTATTCCCTTCTAAAACAGTAACTAACTATTTAAGAAAACATGGTATTAAATCATTCTCATCTTCTAAAAAGAATATTGAGAAATATAAAACTAAACCATTTACATTTCCTATAAATGAATTAAAAAATTTATTTAAAGAGAGGAAGTATCCTATAGTAGTAGGACTACATTTTATAAGAGATAGTAGAAGGTCATTTGACTTTAACAATGCTAGTCAAATAATATTTGATTTATTAACAGCTTTTGATTTCATACCAGACGACTCTATGGAATATGTAATTCCCTACGTAATGGAAATAGATGGAGAATATTATTCATATGATAAAGATAACCCAGGAGTATTTATTGATATATTATGAGATTTATAGAATTACCAATTAAAGTAAGTGTGTATGATGAACAAGAGATTAAAAAATTAGATTCTCTTGGAATTCCTTATAATGAAAGTGAGGCAAGGGATGGAGTTATAAAAGTTAATCCTAACCACATAGTTGCATATTTAGAAATTGAATCAGGAAAGTTAGATATAGAACTAGTTAGTGGTACTAGATTAACCATAGAAAAGTTTTTAGAAGACTTCGGAGATCTACTGTATGATTAATAATATTGAGTTTAAGGTTAAGGATATCCCTGACTTTCATCCAATTGTGGAGAGATTTGAAAGGAGAGACTTCTGGAAAGCACAGAAGAGAGCTTGTATAGAAGGCAAATGGGTTGGAGGCAAGTGGTGTCCTCCAGAACTTTATTACTATATTAATTTTCATCATATAGAATTTGAAGAGGGTATCCATAGAGGGGTGGGACTACCTTGGTTAAGAGATTTAGATTGGGATAAGGCTTTTATGTATAGTGAAGCTACAGGATTTTCAGGATTTGAATTGGATGAAAAGTATACTTGTAATAGAATGATTCTTAGTTCAACTAAAGATGATATTTTAAATTTTTGTACTGATAGGGATTCAGGAGAGCTTATACCAAAATATTATAATAATTTTTTTAAAGCAGATGGTTCCTATAAAGAATATATATCCACTAGAGATTATTTAAAATGGATTCATAAGGATAATTTAGGAAAACCTTTGTATCTTAATGAGGCTCAGCACATTATAGATTTAGAGAGTAGAGGAGGAGGCAAGAGCTTTTGGGCATCTGCTTGTGCTCTACATAATTTTTTATTTGATGGAGCAAGAGACTATGATGAATACTTTGAAAGGAGATTAAAAAATGCGCCATTAAAGAGTGAAACTGTCATAGGGGCTATTGATACTAAATATTCTAATAAACTTGTTGCAAAGGTTAAAATGGCCTTAAATAGACTTCCAGGAGGGGTTAGAATAGACATAGGAGGAGAATTAAAATTCTTTCCATCTCCATTAGCTATAGATACTACAGGATCTCTAGCAGTGGGTAGAGAGTTTTTATCAACAGAATCTGGTTCTACTATTCAACATGTAACTTTTGCTGATAATCCATTAGCAGCTAATGGAGGTAGACCTAATAGAATCTTTATAGATGAGGTAGGCTTTGCTAATAATTTATTAGAAGTCTGGGAAGCAATTGAATCTACTCAAACTGCTTCGGAATTTAAAAGACTTGTAATTCATGGTATGGGTACAGGAGGATTAACTTCTGGAGGGGCTGTAGTATATGCTCAAGAAATATTTTATGATCCTAAGACATATGGATGTTTACAGTTTGAAGATATTTGGGAAAGTAGAGATAGGTCTATAGGATATTTTGTTCCTGGTACTCTAGCTTTAAATAAATATAAAGAGGGCCCTAATCTTATAACTAATTTTTCAAAAGCATTAGAGGCTATAGAAAAAGACAGAGAATCCGCTAAAAAATCAAAATCAAATACTAGAATATTAGGAGCTATTATTAATAAACCTCTTGTACCCTCTGAAATATTTCTTAGAGCAGAGGGTAGTTTCTTTCCTATACAAGAATTAAAACATACACTTTCTGAATTAGAGAGAAATACTATATTACAAAGAGCAAGTTATAAAATTGATTTAGAAATGGAACGTGAGGGTCATGTATACCCAATTCCTTCTGATAAACGTCCTATTACAAACTATCCTTTAACCAGATCTGATTCAATGGATGCTTGTATTGAAATATGGGAAAAACCTGTTAAAGACTCTTATGGTATAGTATATCCAAACAGATATATACTGGGTAATGACCCAGTTGATGATGATGGTAATGATAATGTTAAAAGGTCGTTACAATCTACTTTTGTATTAGATACATATACTAATAGAATAGTTGCAGAATATACAGCAAGAACTTATTTAGTAGAAGAATATTACGAAAATGTGCGTAGATTAACTACTTACTATAATGGTAAACTACTTTATGAGAGTAATAAAAAGGGGCTATATGCTTACTTTAAAAATAAAAACTCCTTACATCTATTAGCAGAAACTCCAGAGGTTCTTAAAAGTCAGGACATAGTTAAGCAGTCTGGCATTGGTAATAGATCTTTAGGAGTTAATATTAGTAGTGATAAAATTAAATTATTTGGTATTAATCTTATTTTAAAGTGGTTAGAAGCCTCTGCTTATGATAATGATGAGAAAAAGAATGTTCATTTGATAAGATCAATAGGGCTACTAAAAGAACTTATTTCTTATAGTCTAGATGTTAATGCCGATAGAGTATCTGCATTAATAGTTTTATTTATATTTAAAGAGGATATCACCCTAAATATAGAAAATTCTAGAAAGATATCTATAAAAACTACTAATTCAGATGAGTTTTGGGGGAGGGCTTTTTCTCAATTTAATAAAAGAAAAGTCTATAGAAGAGCATTGTCAAGAAATTAAAATATTATATTTGTAAAAAACATTATTATGAAACAGTATCCTACGTTTTTTCCACAGCAAAAAATACCTACTAGTCAGAAAACTAGAGATTGGTATAAGAGATGCTTGGATAGTGCAGAATCACTAGCATTATATAGATATGATCAATTGTCAGAAGATCATAGAAAAATGCAAGTTTATGAGGATCTATATAATGATATTATAGATGAATCCGAAATTGAAAGGGTTTTTAATCCTATGAAAATTTCAGAAGCAGTTTTTCCAGCTTCTATAAAAAATTATCCTTTATCTGTACCTAAAATTGATTTATTAAGGGGAGAGGAAATTAAAAGAAAATTTGATTGGTCTGTAGTTGCTCAAAATGAAGAAGCCTCATCTGAATTTGATGAGAAATTAAAGGAAGAAATTTTGAGGGTAATTACTGAACAAATCAGTAGAGGAGAATATAATGAGAAAGAAGTAGAAGAAAGAATTAAAGAGATAAGTAAGTATTATTCCTATAGTTATAAAAATCTTAATGAACTTTCAGCTACTAGAATACTTCAATATCTCTGGAGACAACAACTTTTAAAAGAAACTTTTAATGAAGGATTTAAAGAAGCCCTTATTAAAGGCAGAGAGATATATAGAATAGATAATATTGGTGGGGAACCTTGTGTAATTAAATGTGATGCAAAACATGTATTTCCTATTAGATGGGGAAGTTCTTATAAAGTAGAAGATGCTGATATTATAGTAGAGATTGGTTATGAGCCTATTGGCAAAATTATAGATGAATTTCATGATCATTTATCTCAAACTGAAGTAGAGAACTTAGAAACAGGTCAAGCTTCTCAAGGAGGTGGATCTGGAACTTTAGGATATAAATCAGATATACCAAGACTTTACACTTCTGATATAGGAGGAGATATAAGAGAAATGCAAGATTTGTTTTCTGTAACTTCTGCTTTTAATTTACCTTTTGATAGTGAAGGCAATGTAAGAACCATTAGAGCCAGATGGAGAGGCCGTAGAAAAGTAGGAAGATTAACTTATTTTGACCCTGTAACAGGAGATGAACAAGAGAGATTAATATCAGAAAATCACAAAGTAAATAAGATTGAGGGGGAACATGTTAAGTGGATTTGGATTAATGAAGCTTATGAGGCTACTAAAATAGCTGATGATATTTATTTAAAAATGCAACCTAGGGATGTGCAAGTTAGATTCTTTGATAATCCCTCTAAATGTTTTCTAGGATATGTAGGAACTGATTATGGTAAGTCTTTAATGGCTAGAATGGAACCCTATCAGTATTTATATAATGTATATATGAGACGTTTAGAGCTAGCTATTGCAAAATACAAAGGCCCTATTTATGAATTAGATGTTAGTAAAAAACCAGATGAATGGGAAGTAGATCAATGGATGTACTATGCAGAGATTTTAGGATGGGCAATAGTAGATCCCTTCACTGAAGGTAAAAAAGGAGCTGCTCAAGGAAAATTATCTGGTAATTTTAATACTACAGGTAAAGTACTAAATGCTGATATAGGTAGTTATATTCAACAGTTAATTATGATGCTTCAGTATATTGAGAGACAATTGGGTCAGATAGCTGGAGTAACAGAACAGAGGCAGGGTCAAATTGATAATAGAGAAACTGTTGGTGGAATAGAAAGAGCAGTTACTCAATCTTCTCATGTTACTGAGAAATGGTTTTATGTACATGATGAAACTAAAAAAAGAGTAATAGAAGCTCTTTTAGATGTTGCTAAAGCAGTCTGGAGAAATAAAACTAAGAAAATTAACTTTATTATGGAGGATATGTCAAGGACTGTTATAGAATTAAGTGAGGACTTCTCTAGTACAGAATATGACATTTTTGTATCTAATTCTTCAGATGATATGGAAATCCGTCAAGTAATTAAAGAACTTAGTCATGCAGCGGTTCAAAATGGTGCATCATTATCCTTACCAATTACAATACTTAGAAGTGATTCTATTAGTGAAATGGCCAAGAAAATTGAAGAAGAAGAAAATACTAGAAGAGAACGAGAAGAGCAAATGCAAAATCAGCAAATAGAATCTAATGAAAGAATGAAACAAGCTGAATTAGAAGATAAAAATGCTCAAAGAGAGTTAGAGTATTATAAAATTGATACAGATAATAATACTAAATTACAAATTGCTGGATTAAAAGAAAAAGAGGAAGTTCCAGAAGATACCTCTCTAGATAAAGAGAAATTAGACCTCCAAGAAAAGAAACAGTCTGATGACAAAGAACTTAAAAAACGTCAACTACAAGAGACTGAGAGACATAATAAAGTTGTAGAACATATTGCTAAAACAAATAAAACAACTAAAACTAAATAATATTGAATTGGATTAAAATTCAAGGAAAGTATTATAATAGTTTATATTTTAGAAAAGTTTATTGGGATAATGATTCTTTTTACATTGAATATTCCGATGGAGATATT